CGTGAAGCCCGACTCTTTGAAATACTGGATCAGGGGTTTGTCCGTACGGCCAGGCGCCACCAGGTCGCGCACGGTCAGGCGACGTTGCGGCAGTGCCAGTACACCGGTTTGAATATTGGGCGTCACAGCAGCGCCAACGCTACCAGGCAGGCTGGTAATCGCTTTGACGTTCACGCGGATATTCTGACCGCCATTGATACCGCGATCACGTGCGGCCTTGAACTCGACACTGTTAGCGAACTTCTCGCCGGCAGTGGTGAACTCTTGGCCGCCATCGCCGCCGCGGCGCGCTGCTTTCTGCTCCAGTTCGGCCTGGCGGGCCATCAGTTCGCCCTGCTTGACCAGCAGTTCATCGATGCGACCCTTCTGGCTTTCGGTCAGTTCGATGCCGCGCTTGGCTTCGGCAAGGGCCTTCTCGCCAACTTCTTTGACCTGATCGCTGATCTTCGACAGCGCTTCTTCTACCGATTTGATTTCCATGATTTTTCCTTATTACGGGGTGAGTTTGAAGCCGCTAAGTACGGCCAATACAGGATCATCGCCTTTTTCGCCAGCGGGCTCACCCCGCGAAAGCTTCGACAGGCCGCCGTTCGCGATGGCTGCGGCCTGTGATTTTGAAAACCCTGCCTCGCGCAGGAAGTCTTCGAATAGTTTTAGGTTCGGCAGTTGGCCGGCCTTGAGCATGTACGAAAGTGCGGACTTCACGTTCTCGATCTGTGCCGATGTGTTCGCCGGGAACGTAACGACGGAGATTTCGCGCAAATCCAACTCTTTTAGCGTGCGAATCCCGGTTTTCTCATCGAATCCGTCATCGCGAACGTAGTAGCCGATTGACAGCCCTTTGACAACGCGGGCCTTCATGAGCGCATATGCTTCGCGCGCCTGGGCAACGTCATCCTTTAACAGAAACCCGGCCACCTTCAGGCCGCGCTCGTCCTCGGTCAGTTCCGTATAGCCACCGATCGGCTTATCTGCCTCGTGTTGCCACAGGACCGGCAGCGGGTCGCCGCCATCCTTGATTTCCTGAAGGCTCTTTGAAAATGCGCCTGGCGCAACGGTTTCGTTATAGCTGTCGACATTTCCGAATACAGAGCCGTAGCCCGCGAAAGTGCCGTCGTCCTTTACAGTGTCGGCTTTGAAGGCGAACTGCTTATGCAGCATTCCGCCCGAGTCTTTACGGTTCATTATCGGCTCCTTCATTTTCTTGCTGGATTGTAGCATTTTGCGTTGTCGCCGTAACTTGTCCTAGCATCGTAAGCGGCACCATAGCACTTTGGACCCGGTAAATGTCACCGCCAGGGACAGGCGGAAGGTTCTCTAATGCGCGGACCTCATCTACATTCATCCAGCCATCGAACAAGGCCGACTTGTAGAAGTTCGCACGGCCGGCGCTATCAGTGCGCAGCAGCCCTTCGAAGCTGTATTCGGCATAGTATTTCTGGCGCTCGACCGGAGAAAGCAGGTTCTTTGCGATACTCTGCTCGATGCGCGTTGTGTATTGGTCGAGAACATACTGCTTGAAGCCTAGATTGATCTGCTCGCGGCCCGTTCCCCAGTTGGAAACCGCCGTGCCGTGGCCGATCATCGACGGCGGCACCTGATACCACCGGCATAGATCCTCGACGCTGGCGCCGCGCTGCTCCATCATCTGCGCGTCAACCGGGTTGATCGTAAGCTGCTGATACTTCGCCCCGCCTTCCAGTAGATACTGCCGGCCAAGGTCGGCATTGCCGAAAACTCCGTCGATAATGGCGCTCTGCATCTGCGCGCGTTGATCTTTGGTCAGAATCGGCTCGATAGACACTACGCCAGAGGGTCGCATATTCTGCCCGAACGTATTCGAAGTCGCCGTTTCGATGTTCGAAGCGCCCTGCATAGAGCGCCATCCCATACCAACAGGGGAAAGCCCGGTTAATCCGTCCGATCCGAAGCCCTTGATGTGCCAGATATCGCGCTCGGAATACTCCTTTTGCCCCCGCGGGTCGGCGTAAATGAAGGTCACATCACCGTCCAGGGTGCGCCGAACGCTCATCAAGGCTGGGTTTAGCGGGTCCAGCGCGACCAATCGGCCGGCGCTATAGGTCTTCAGGACGTAGGAGTTGCCCCAAGTGAGCAATCCGACAAGCACAGACTCCCAAAACTCCACCGCCGTCATATCCGCGTTAGGCGAATCGTGCAGCAGGTAGTAAAGCGGGTGGTCCCTGGCAACGCGGCGCGTATCGCGGCCATTCGTCGTCGTGCGCTCGTAAATGAACAGGGGAAGGCTGGAGATCGTACCGGATATCAGGCGAACGCATGACCAGACCGTGGACAACTGAAGCGCGGTATCGATGCGCGGGCTTGGCGAGCCTACGTTGTAGCTTCCATGCGTAATATCCCGGTTACCTGGGTCGCGGTCAAGTTGCCGATACGCCAAAGCATCACGGATGGAGAAATACACGGCCTTGCGGTCGCTCAAAATGACGTCGAGAGCTTTATCTTTAATCGTCATGCGCCCGCCATGTCAGCCAAGTAGTCATCCCATGTCCGTTTTTGTTCCTGCGTTTCTTGAGGCATCACACCAACTGCCATTGCTAGGGCCACCATTCCGTCAATGCGGCCGCGCGCCGTCTTCTTGTCAAACTTGCGAGCGCCACTATCGCCCACCACCTTCGCGTTATGCGAACACCAGTTCAAGACAGAATGGTTCCCGTGCTTCAATTGGCCGTTGAGCAATTTTACTTCTAAATCGCGTAAAGCGGGCGTCATTGACGCTGTACCCTGCCCGAACTCGACAAATTTGTCAATTTCTTGTGGGGAAAATCCGGCTTCTTCTAGCCATGGAAGCAAAAATTTCATGTTGTACCGGTCGAATCCAATGGCTTGAACGTCGTATTTGTCAAAGAAAACGCGCAGATATTGGGCTACGAAACGGTATTCGATGGCCTTTCCAGGAGTCGTTTTGAGTAGCCCTTGGTCCCTCCAGTACTCATAAGGCACGCTGTCTTTCTCACCTTTGGCCTTCAATCCATGGTCAGGCAGCCAAAATGTCGAGTGAACACCGCCTTTTTCGTCTACTCCAACCAATGCAGTAAGGTCATTCACGCTAGAGAGGTCAAGCCCAGCCCAAACTTTACGGCCAGTGGCATCGCCTGGATCAGCACCGTTTAACTCCCATGTGCTGCGCGAGACAAATGGAGACTCAGCCTCGATCCGCTGATTCAGGTACAGATTCCGCAATGCCGGCTCATTGGTCGGAATGTCCATTGCATCCTGCACCAAGTCTTCCATGTCCTGCAGCGAGCGGAACACACCCAACGCCGGATTAGCGGCCTTCCATGCTTCACGGTCATCCAACGCGCAGTCAGCCGGCGCTTCATAGACGTGACAAACGGTGCGCGGGTTCGGCTTATCCCGATGCGCGTCAATCATTCTCGATAACAGGTCGTTATCGGTCGGTGCCTGCGTACTGATCACCAGATACAGCGGGTTCTTGTGCGCGCCCTGAGCGGTCTTAACCACGTTCACGAACTCGTTTGTCGGCCCCTTGACCTGCCCCAATTCGTCCATGATGACCAGGATTGGCGAAAGCCCGTGTTTGGTCTTTGCGTCTGCCGACAGTGCTTTGTAGGTAACATTGCGCGCCACCCCGAGAAGCCGCTTACCGGAAGGGAAAATCTTGATCCGCTTGTCCAGCTCGGGATTCATCTTGATCATGAGCGTAGCCAGGTGAAACACGATGGCCGCCTGATCGAGCGACATTGCTCCGCTGACAATCTGCGAGTTCTGCACAGCTTCAGGGCCGATCAAGTGCGCCAGCAGGATACAAGCGATAAGCGCCGTCTTGCCGTTCTTCCGGCCGATCGACAGAATCCCTGTACGAGTGCCTACAGGGTTGTCATAGATTGCCAGGATCCAGTCACGCTGCCACGGCTCAAGCTTTAGCTTTTTGCCCATGTGCTCACCATCCGGAACGATGACGAACGCCTCGATAAACGCGCATACCCGCTCGCCGCGGGTCATCAGTTTCGGTGTGGCTTGCTTCTTTGCGGCCGGCATTATTCGTTGAGCAGCGAAGGCTCTTCGTCCTCCACAATCTCGCCTCGAAGTTTGCGCTGCTGCTTCTCCAACTCTGCGGCTTTGTGCAGGTTGCGCGGGTCCACAGCTATGCGCCCGCCAAGCTGGAGAGTGCGCATCAGCGAGCCTTGAATGCCTTTGTAGCGGGCAATCACGCCAATTCGAGGGTTCTCTACCAACTTCCCATTGTCCAGCATCTGCACGCTATCTTCCCCCTGCAGCTTTTCTTCTTCACGCCGGATATCAGACATGCAGCGGGCCAGTTGCGCGGCCAACTGAAGATCGACCTCGCGCCAATCGTCACGCGACCTGGCGCGCAGAACATCATGGAAGAACGGCAGTTCGTTCTCGCGCAGAGGGTACGAAACAGGCGGATCAAGCGGCGCCATTGCGGCATTCTGAGCAGCCCTCACGGATGCCTCTGCGCTGTCAGACCTCTTGCGGCGAGTTGCTTTCATAGTAACGTTCTTTCACGGCAATTTTATGTGATAGCGTTGAAAGGAAGGCTAGGCGCGGTCCTATAGG